TCAATAAGTTCTAAGCTACCACCAAACTTACCTTGCTTTGTTAAATCAGCTACATCAGATATAGAAAATACACCTGAATTTTTAACAGTTTGGTTTATTAAATTTTGACCTGTATAACCATAAGGCATTGTTATCTCCTTTAGGTTATTTCAAGATATGATATAAAAGCCTCTAAATCGCCTGACGCACTCCCACCTGTAAGGTCAATTTTGTCGCCATTTTCTAATACAAGTTTTGAAGTTCCTGCAAGTTCAACTGTTGTGTCAGCAGGAACGCTTAATGTATTAGCTATTCTTGAATTACCACTTGTACCGTCAATGACATCAGCAGTAATTGTATCGTCTGTTGCACCATCTACATTTGTAATTCTTAAAGTTAGCACTATTGCAGTACCACCTGATGAATTAGTATATATAGTTTGTGCAGAGCTTGTTATATCTAAATAACCATTTTTAAATGTATTAGCCATATTTCCTTATCCTAACGCAATTACCAAACCAATGTCTGCAAATGGTAAATTGCCTACTGTTATTTTTTTGATGTTATTGCTATCACTTGCGTCAGCAATTAAAATTTCATCACTTGTTGTTGGAGTTACACTTGATTGTCCATTTATATCTACTGCTATACTTACTGCACCACTTGTGCCACCACCTGAGAGTCCTGCACCTGCAGTTACACCTGTAATGTCTCCTTCTCCAATAAAATTAGCCCAAGCACTTCCGTCATAAAACTGTAATGTATTAGTGTCTCTTAAAAAACAAAACATAGCTTCTTCAGGAGATGATACTGCTGAATCTCTAGCAGTTGAGTCAGCAAAAGACATAATGACTTGCTCTTGTAGGTAATTATTGAAATCAGACGCATTAACTAAATCGCCTGTACTCCATACTTTAAAACCTGCACCCATTTAATTATTCTCCTTTTTATTAAGCATATACTAGCCTAGTTCCTTCTCCAAGTTTAGCTTGACCTAATATCCAAGCCGAGCTTCCTGCAGGGCTTAATGTTGCCGTCCAAGACCAACTTTGGTTGGAAGCATTGACATTATGAGTTATAGATTCAATCCATAGCTCATCAGTAAAGCTACTGCCGTCCACATTGACTATCTTAACAGATATTCTGTCTCCAAACTCTCTACCTAAAACTTGTTCCCAAAGAGATGTGTTCTCTCTTGGATTGCAAGTTAATTCATCAATTCTAAGAATAGGCAAAGATGTCTCTGCTATCTTCTGTTCAATTATAGACAAAACATCTCCGTCTGAAATATTTATTGTAGTTTTATTAGACTCTTTAGCCCTATATCTAAGTACAGAGTCAGCGTCAGCTTTGTATTGTATTGTGCCACCACTTCTCTGCCACTCATAAACATTGATTATCTCATTATCATCAAAAGAAGTAGAGACATTTGTGTAGGGTAAGTTGCTTCCGTCATTACTAAATATACCTTGTACATTAATTGCTTTGGTGTTTGATAATTTATAATCTCTATTTCTAAAAGTTGCTTTGCCGTCTTTTGATATAAAGAACTGTCCATTTTCAGCAGTTTCGCATTCTCTAAGACCTGTAAGAACATTTGTTGTTATAGGTTGTGATATAACTTCTTTTGTTCCTGTTAATATATCTCGTCTATTAGAAGGGAACTGTATTGTATCTAATATTCTTGATATTCTTGCTGAGCTTAATTCTTGTTCATCTTCATAACCAAGTGAAGTAGATTGTCCAAGTTCAGAGAATCCTGCAAGTCCTAGTCTCCAACCTACACCGTCTAACCTAAATGATTGGAATATTTTAAATGCGTCCACACAAGTAAAAGTAACAATAGAGTCTGCACCTTCTGATATGAACTTAACAGGAACAGATTGTAAGAAACCTTCAAAGATTCTGTAAGTAGTTGAATCATAAGTAGCAGACATTCTTACTCTTTTAAGTGGTTGTATCTTTGTTCTTGCATTTGCAGAATCATAATAAGGACTAGAAGTATTATTTGGATTAAATCTATTGTCAGCGTTAGAAACAGAAAAGCTCATTGTTCCTGACACAAACTCTCCAAGCTCATTAGCTCTACCACGCCTAGTTGTAAATGCTCTAAGGTAAGATGTTATATCTGTAAAAGATTGTATTTCATCAAAAGGCTCTGAATCAAAGCCAACTTCAAGGGTTAATGATACATTGGAGTCAAAGTTTGCACTCATTATGTAACTACTGTTATACCTTTACGCTGAGCTTGTCTAAGAGCTTCTGCAACTGCTAATTGTACAGTTTCTTCTGTACCAAGTAAGTTACCTGTATTAACTGTAATTACTGCACCACCACCACCTGTGCCAACTCTACCACCTGTTCTCTCTGCAAAGTCAGAAACAAATTGTTGCTCAGATTCTCCTAGTATTCCAAACTTACGACCTTTAGTTTGCGTTGTAGGTGGTTGCGATTCATCTGCAATTTCTTCTAATCCGTCTATAACTTCGTTTAAATTAGTATCAGGCATAGAATCGTTGCCAATAGTTCTACCTGATAAATTCATAAGTGCGTTAAATTGATTAGTTAATGTATCTAAGTCTCCACCAATTAACCTAACTATCTCATTAATACCGTCTTTAAACTTCTCTGCTGACTTTAAATCTTCTAATGCAGAATCTAATTCTGCTTTTGCTAATGCCATTTCTAAAATGTTTTCTGTTGAGTCGGCAGTAGCTTTAGCTAAATCTTCTTGTGCTTTTTGATAGTTCTGTTGAGCTTCTTGTAATCTCTCTGTCTGTGTAACAACATCTGCTTCAGCTTGTTCTATGTTTCTAAGTGCTTGTTCTTCTTCTCTTGATATTGCAATAGATTGTTCTTCAAGTTCTATTAATCTCTCTCTCGCTACTGCTAGTTGAAGTTTCTGTATCTCTGATTTATCTTCTGCTTCTTCAAGTTTTCTTATTTCTTCTCTTTGTCTTGCAATAGCTAAGGCTTCTTCATTAGTTACTTTTGCACCAAGACCTGATACTTTTTCAAATTCTTCTTTTGCTTTATTAACTTTTTCATTAGCTTGTTCAAGTTTTTCATTTGCTTTATTAAGTTTTGTAAGTGCCTTAGCTTCTTTATCAACTAAATCCAATCTATCTTGTTCTATGTCTCTAAGGTTTTGGTAAGCGTCATTAAGACTTCTAAGTGCGTCTAATCCTGCCGTTGCTCTATCTCTTGCAAGTTTCTTCTCTGCTTCTAATTCTTCTTCTGTAATTTCAATAGATTCTTCTTTAGTTCTATTTAATGTTCCTGTTTCTCTATCTAATTCGTGTGTATTTCTAGCTAAGTCTTTATGAGCAATAATTAAATCTTGGAAGAATTTGTGAGACCTTGACATATTACTTGCTTGTTCAAGTTGTTGTCTTTTAAGTTTATCGTTTTCTACTAACATATTTGCAGTTGAAAAATTAACTCCCGTCATTATAAGACCCATTCTTGTTAATTCATCTGCTCTATCTTCTTCGGCACTTGTCAATTCATCTGTACCTTTAGTAAGAAGTATTATGTCATCTAATAATCCACTAAAACCTTTTATTGCAGTATTCAAAGCAGGTTGTATTTCATCAAGAATAATAAATCCAAGTTCTGAGAACTTAGAGTTCATAATTTCTAATTGACTTGCTAAAGATTTGACTTGATTTTCTGCAACATCATCAGTAACACCACCTGCGTCCTCAAGAGCTTTTTGATACTCTCTTATTTGATTTCCTGCACCTGATAAGATTTTTACTGCGTCTGCTACACCACGATTAAGTCCTAATTGGTCTAATAAAACTGCTTTTTGTTGGTCTGACAATCCTGCCATACCACCGTCAAGCTCATCAATAACATCTGCTAAGTTCTTTAAGTTGCCTTCGCTATCGACAATATCTATATTGTATTTCTTAAAAACTTCTGAGTTCTTACCTACTGCTCTTGTTGTATCTCTAAGTAACTGATTGAGTTTCTCTCCTGCTTCTGCACCTTTAACACCCCTGTCTGCAAAAGCTGATAAAACTGCAACACCTTCTTCTATTTCTTTATTTGCTACTTTTAATGCCGAGCCTGATTTTGTTGTAAGTGCTTCTGCAAACTGTTGCACAGAAGCGTTTGCTAATGTGTTAGCTTTTACTAAGACATCAGTAACTCTTGTAAGGTTTGTTAAGTTTTGTTCTGCGTCTTTAACTGTAAGACCTAATGCAGATTGCGAGTCAGTAGCCAAGTCAGTAGCGAGTGCCATATCAAACATACCTGCTTGAGCAAACTTGGTAACTTGTGGAAGTGCTGATATAGATTGTTCAGCGTCTAAACCTGCTGACGCTAAGAAAAAGAATGCTTCTGCTGATTCACTTGCAGATACACGAGATTCTATTGCAACTTGGCGTGAAGCCTGAGCCATACGCTTTTGTTGTTCTTCAGTTGTTTGCATAATTGCAAGAGATTGGTTGAGTTTATCTTCAAACTCTATAAATTCTCTTGTAGCTTGTGATAATGCTTTTACAAGAACTGTACCAACGGCAACTGCACCAATCTTGGCAACAGTACCAAACTTACTTAACTTGCCACCTGAAGAATCAGTTTGCTTACCCAAATTATTCATTTGGGCTTTAGCTTTATTAAAACCTTCTAATACAAGTTTGATGAGAATGTTTGAACTTCCCATTATCTCATCTTCTTCTTCTTAGCTTCTGCTTCTGCCATAGCTCGTTGTTTATCTCTCTCTTGTTGTTCTACATAATAAAATGTAGCCCATTGTGAATACTCTAATGATGACATTTTAGTTCGCAGTTCGCCAACTGTCATTCTTAAATCACGAGCTAATCTAAATTGAAAAACTAAATCAGGATTCGCTTTTGAAATCTTCTGCTAGTGCAGATTCAATCTCACTTCCTACTCCATTAAGAGTATTTAGTTCGGCAAATATTAAGTCAATGACGGTTGCGTCTTTTTCATACAACTCATCTATTGCTTCGTCTGATAGTTCAGGCTCAACAACACTTGCCTTCAATAATGCTTTTTGATAATCAAAAGCGTCTGTTGTTTCTCCATTAATTAATCTACCAAGTTCTATTTGCATTTTTTTAGATATGCCTTTGACTTTAATAGAGACATTCCATTGTGGAATATCAATAGTTTTAGTCGGCACATCAGGTAATGACTTGATGTCATCTAAGTTTAAAATCTTAGCCATACGCCTAGCTCTCCTTTATCTTACTTAGTGTGTACCACGAGTGATTGCACCTGAAACTTGAAGGTCTGCTGAATATCCAACTGCGTCTCCAACAGGACTTGAAATTGCATAAGAAGTTAAAATTGCTTCTCCTGTATATTTAATATTTCCACCTGTTGTTCCTTCAGGGCTATATTCAAATGACAAAGTAGCTGATTGTCCAACTACTGCACCAAATATAGCGTCTGCAGTTGAATCCCAAAGACCTGCCAATGAAATGGTAGCGTCCTTAAGACCTGCTATATAAGTTTTATTATCTGCACCTAATGTTGTAGTTTCAGATACATCTGCAGTTTCAGGGAAGTCCACATTATTTACATAAGTTGAAATATCAGTTAATGTGCCTGAAGCGTTATCAAGTTTAAAAACTGAATCCTTACCGTGTGTAAATGCCATAAATTTCTCCTTTAATTATTTCTTCCAAGTCCAACTATAACACTGAAACTTGGAGTTGTTCCTGATACAGTATAAACAACTTTTAAGTATCTGTTTATTGTTGTACCACTTGCAATTTCTTTTACTTCTGCACCTGCTGAAGTCAAAGCAGTAAATGTTACCAAGTCTGCATAAGTTACATTATCTGCTGAGTGTGTAATCTTAGCAGTTAAACTCGGTGTGCTACCACTTACTGTTGTTGCTACTATAAAAGCACCACCACCATTGGCAGTAGAGCTTCCATTATCTCTTGCAGTTCCGTTACCTGTAGCCGTTACAGTTGCGTTTTCAAGTACGCTACCACTAAAGAAACCACTTGCTTGTAAGTCAAAGGTAACTGCAACAACATCTCCTACAGGACTTGAAATCCCATAGTTAGTTGTTACGCCTTTACCAAACATACAATCATCTGTTGCGTCAATACCGTCAAAACCAATAACTGCAACTTTGTCATTAGTTCCGATTAAACCTTGAATAATATTGTCTGCCGTTGAGTCAAAGAATCCACCAAAAGAAACAGTTGCGTCCTTTTCTCCTGTGATATAAGTTTTGTTAGAGCTACCAAAAGTTGTAGTCTCTCCTACATCAGCAGTTCTTGAAGGCTCTGCACTATTGAGATAAGCACTCAAATCTGTTGAGTCTATAATTACTTTGGTGTCTTTACCGTGAACAAATGCCATTAGTTACCACCTTTGCAACAACCGTTACCACAACAATCCATTATTTTTTACCTCTAGTATTTCTTCTTCTTCTTCTATTTCTTCTACCTGATGACCCTGAGCCACCATATCCATATCCTTTTGGCATATCACTCCTTATAATACACTTATCTTTTCATTTTCCAAGCCAAAGAGATTTCTGCTGAAACCCTGCGAGTGATTTTGCGTCTTGCTTTTCTCGTGTTTTTTTCGGCTAATAGTAAGAATGGAACTAATGGAGTTCCACGCTCATTGATTGAGTTTACCACACCCCAAGTGTTCAAGTCTCTTTTTGTAGCCCAATCTTCTATCGGTTGGATTGGTGGATAGTGTGGTCTAGTTCTCCAATTAGCATTACCCCAATTCTTCCTTCTTTTCGGTGGTGGTGGTTTATATCCACTTGGTAATCTTTTAAATCTTCCGTGTACGAACTCTGAGTGTGGTGCAGTAGCTTCAACCTGAATCTTCTTAGGTAATCTACCAACCATAGCAACTTGTTTAAAGTCAATAGAGTTTGCCAAAGCACCTGTATCTTTTGGTGCAACCTTCTTAGCTTCTTTTGTAATTACTTCTGCGTGTTCATTCATAAGATGACGCAAAGGAATTAAAGTAAAACCTGCATTGGTAAGTTTTCTTTTTATCTGAGTCATTCCTTCAAATTGAAAGTTTCTATTAGTTGCCATAAAGACATACTAACAAATTATTTTATAATATATTTTTTTAATCCCAAGTCTGCATATTCAGACATATCTATTTCTCTTACTTGGTTAGTTTCAGGATAATAAATTGCAAACTTAGTAAATTTTTTAAGTAAGAAGTGAGCTTGTTTATGATTAGGTCTTTTTGCAATTATTCTAAGTTCTTTTTCAGGCTCACATTTAACTAAAACTTTATTTTTATTTATAAATTCTAAATCATATAAAGAATGATTTGGCTTCCACCCATTGTCAAAAGTAAAAACTCTATAAGATAAATTATTTTTCCAAAGTAGTGTGTCTTGTAAATTTTTTGTAGGCATAGTTTCATCAATATTTTGAATTGCAGTATTCATAAAATCAATCCATTTTTTTACATCAAATTTACTATTAGTGTTAAATTTTGACATTATAAAAGCCCGTCTCTTTTTAAATATCCTTGTATTCTTGTTGGTATATATTTTTTAAGACCATATTGTGCATATTCCCAATATCCTAAAAATCTCCATTGTCCATTAGGATAAATAACTAAAAATTCTGCACCACCTTCAAAAGTTAAAGTAATTTTGAAGATTTCTATTTTATCGGATAATTTATTATCAATATAATCTTTAGGAGAGTGTGTATAAATATCCCAACCACTTTTACTATCCCATTGTTCATAAGTTGAATTTGATTTACTTAAAAATTTATCCCTATTACAACTACTACCTGACCATTGAACTTTTTTAGATTGTTGATTAACAATTTTAGAAGTGCTACCTGATATTGCATTAAAATAAGGAATAGATTGTATGGAAGTATTCATAAAATCAAGCCATTTATCACGATTAAAACTACCGTCAGGATTATTAAAGTTTATTTTAGTTGTTTCATTCATACTTAAATAATAATCTTTGATTATATATATGCAAGTATTTCTTGTAAATTTTATAAAGAATAAACCCAATGTTTATAGGGTTTTAGAAAAAAAGTAAAAAAATTATAGAATTGTGCCACTTAAAGTGAGCTTTTTGTGTGCTTTAAGTATGGTTTGGACATCAGGGTCAATCCTAGAAAATAACTCGCTGACTCCTGTATTGACATCTCCATAAGTATTGAATGGAGTATCTTTTCTTTTGAAATATCTAAGGGCTTGTATCAATGTTGCAGTTTTAATATCTTCAGGTATTGCAGAGTAACCCCACTTGGCAGTTACTTGTACATTGTTTTTTATTGTTGGGTCGAATCTCTCTGAGCTTCTAGTGTCAAGAATTGTAATTTTATTGTAAGGCTCATAGTAAGTTGTGCCACCTGTGATGTGAATAATTCTAGGATTGCTTGGCTCAACTATAAAATCTGTGTTAATTGTTAAAGTGGTTTCATAAGTTCCGTCATCATTGTCATCTAACTTAACAATAAGACCTGTGGTTGTACTTATGTCAGGTGTGTCTAAATATAAACTATTCTTTGGTGTAAAAACTTTAGCATTGGCAGAATCATCTTGGCTAAACTTACGACCACATATTGCGTCAATAAGTCTTGAAGCTGAGTCAAGGGCTTTATCAATATTGTCGTCTTGTGCCGTTCCTGATAAACCAATGTAAGCCTTAAATGTTTCTTTATCAACATACTGAGTATGTGCCACTTAAGACCTACTTTGCTTTATTTTCTTTTGGTTGTTTTGCTTTTTTTTCTACGAACTTAAGAGCTTTGTATTCTGCTTCAGGCATTTCCCAACCTTCTCTAGCGACAAGTTTACCTTTACGCCAACCTTTAGGCATACCGTCAGAAGATTCCATACACATACCTTCTTCGTTCATATAAATATCTTTTTTAATTTTCATAATTTCCTTTTTGCTAGATGACCCACCTTCAAAAGAAGAATGGGTCATCAAAGCCATATTAACTATTAAAAGTTAGTAATAGTACAGAAAGCAGTTGGTCGATAGACTGGGAATCCTAATCTAACGGTTGCTTTCATAACCATAATATCTTTTACGAAGTTTTCATCGTGGGAATCAGACATAGCTACTTCCATACCTTGTCTTGCGACAATATGACAAGCCTGTCCACCACCGAAAACACCTACAATCGCAGTTCCTGCAGGTCTAGTTGTATCTAATACTACAGGTAATCCCCATAGTGTTTGTCCAACTGCACCACCGAACTGTCCTGCACCAACAAATAATGGATTCAAGCTACCACTTGTTGTAACTGCGTTAACTTCAGTAACTACTTGATACCAATCTGAAGGGTGCATAATTATTGCGTCAGGACTTAAGAAGCTATCTTTTTGTATTTCTGTGATTGCTTCATAAATTTGACCTACTCTCTTAAGGTTTCCTGAGAATGATGAGAAATCAAATGTATTGATTCCTGAAACATTCAAAAGACCTGTTAAGTTAGGTGCAACACCTGACCCTGCAAGTAGTTGGTCTCCAACTGCAAGATTAACCATTGTTCGTAATCTTGAGTCAAGATAACCACTAACTGCTGAAACATCTGCTAACAATTCTTCTGTTACAGGCAAGAATGAGCCGATTTTACGGATATTCTCAGTTTTTTCTGTAAAAGCAAGTGCGTTCTCGCCCAATGCTGAGCCTTCTGCAGTTGCACTAGAGTTGTTAGTGAATGTGGATTCTTCAAGATACTTGTATTGGTAAGTATCTGTTGTAATTGTGTCGATTAAGTCAATAACAGTTTGTGGGTTTCTTAATGCAGTAGGAACGATTAAATCGCTTCTTGTTACTGCAGGTGGATAACCTGTTTCTGTTAATGTTGTTTTTAATTCGACTTGTGGATTCCACTTAAGCTCTGAATTGATGTTCTTTTGCCCATTGTCCATAAAACTTTTGTAAGCACTAGACTCAATGAGTTGGTCGCCAAGAGTTTTTCTCTCAACTTCTTCCTTCTCATTGTGAATTGGCATAGATTTTACTTCTTTACCTTTTTCTAATGCTTCTTCAAGTCTTGCTTCTTGAGTTTCGAGAGCATTTAATTCATTAACTTTTTCATTAAGTTTCTCAATTTCAACATTTCTATCTTCGATAGCTTGTTTTTTCTCCACAGAGATTTCAGAGCCACCTTCAAAGGTGTCCTTCATTTCTTTAACTGCGTCAAATTGAGTTTGTCTTAATGCGTGGAGTTCCTGTGTGAGTTCGTTTAATTTACTCAACTTTATCTCCTTCATTAACTACGCCTTGACTTCTTGCCAAGACTTCTTGTGTATTTAGCCAAAGTGCGTCAATACTATCTTTAGGTTGCTCTGCTTCTTCTTCTCCTAGTCCAAGAATGTTGTCTAAATCATTATAGACTTCTTGGATTCGGTCTTGAATCTGCATAAGAGATTCTTGAGCAGACTTTGACAATGTTTTGCCTTTATCTAAGCGTAAAGAAGTAAGTTCTTTTGCTCTGTCAATGAAGTTGTTAATTGTGATAAGCACATTATCAGCTTCATCTGTGAATCTAAGACCTGATTCAACATCTTTAACATCTTTTTCTTTTTGTTCTTTTACTGCAACTGTGTAAGTTGATTGGTTTGCACCAACAAGAACAGGCGAGACTTCAAAAACAGTAGCAGATTTTATATACCTTACTTCCTGTGATTGTCCGTCTTTTTGAAAAGTTCCTTGTTCTGCGTCATCAACTTGAAATCCAAATGACCATTGTTGCAAGTCTCCCATAGCTTTGACAATTTCATAGGCTTCTTTGCCACTCTCAGACGACATAATAAATTCGCCTTTGAATGTTGCTTTGTCATCATCTTGAACAATGCGACCTTTACCAATAGGATTCTCCCACTTGTGAGACCAAACCATTGGTACTTCGCCTTCTAAACCTTTAAATGATTTTAGTGAGTTTGGTAAAACTACATCTCCGTCAGAATCTACATTATTAAATACAGAGAAAACTGCTTCTACTTTGCCTTCTTTGTCGGTGTCTAATGCAAAGTCTATTGACTTAAACTCTTTGTCCATTATTCTTCTTCCTTTTCTACCCACGCTTCGTTTTCTTCTGTGTTTGGGTCGTCTGCAATAAAATGACCTTTGTCATTCCTTGCCCTTACTTTAGTAGCTTCTTGTAATTTTTTTTCTTTTTCGGCTTTTGTAATTTTAACAAGCGTACCTTGTTCAATTAACCATTTAATACTTTTTTGTGGAATACCTTTGCCGTCAATAAACTCTCCTTCAGCAAAGTATTTATCTTTAACAGTTATTCCATTTATCACTTCATACATTATGTAATTATCTCCACGCTAAATTCTACGCCTAAGTAATCAATACTATTTACAGTATAAACACCATAATTAGACGCTTCAACAACTCTAGCAGAACTTACCACTCCACCTAAAGTTGTATCTCCTTCAATAGCTGATTTTACACTTGTACTTCCACTTCCGTCTAAATAAGAATCTAAAGAATCCTGCGAGAGTTCTGCGTCCACTCTTGAAACATACATATAGATTGGAATGTTGTATGTGTCTGAGCCACGAGCCATTGTAGAATCATATTCCAAAGAACTCATTACACCAACAACTGCCGTAGGTGGCTCAATAGAATCAGGTACAAAAGAAAATATACTTAATCCTGAGATTGTTGCTAATCGTGTTTTTAATCCTTCTCGTATGCTAGATAAACTTGCCATAGGTATTACTATAACAAAAAAGCCACCTATGTAGGTGGCTTAATTGCTTTTGTTAATTTTTTATAGTTCGATACAAGGACTTTCGATTACTCCGTACCAACCTCTATGAATAAAACAGAATTTACATTCTTCTACATATTCTTCGTGCTTTGGAACTTCAAGCAATTCAACTTTTATATCTTTGTAAAAATAGTTACCCATTTCATTATCAAAGTGGTGTGCGTCTCCCCAACGGTCAATCAACTCTAGGTTTTGTGTCCAACCTAAACCGTTTCTTCTTAAATCATAATTTACTGTGAAATTATAATCATAAGCAAAACAATCGTACCAAGTATCTTCTTCTTCATTTTTTACTTCTTTCCAAGTAACTTTAAGAATTTGATTCTCAGTTTTTTGTTCTTCTAATTTTTTAATGTCATTTACTAACTTTGTAATTCTTCTGTCTTTTCCTGAAGAATAGTCATAGTATTCTTTGACATATTGTTTCTTTGACATTGTGTCTCCTTTTGTTATTTCATTCATAATCAAAGATTAACAGATATAAAAAGTAATGCAAGTATTTATAGTGAAAAAGACCAAAAATAGCAGATAGCTGACCCTTCGGAGTTGATTGCTGAATGAATGAAACAAAGGGTCAGCTTCTTATCTGCGTGTTCAATTAAACAGGGAATTGGATTATCGAACTCTCTAATATTAGCACTATTCTTCTTCTCCAAACAATTTATCAAAACATTCAGGGTGTGAGCCTGAGATGATTTGTTCCCAACCTGACTTGTCTAAGTAAGGGAAGTATTCTCTAACTTCTTTTCTTGGGTTATCCCACATAAACTCGTGCCAATCTTTTCTTATGACTTCAACTGTTCCTTCTTCTCCACACATAAAACATCTGTTGGTCGGAACTGTAACAATGTCATCAAGGACATCTCTATTCATATATTTATAATTACTAAACAAGAGCTTGGCATTCTGAATGGTAATGTGTCCTGCACAATTTTTTTCTTTTGGGCAGTTGCAATCAATAATCATTTTTTCTCTCTCTCTATCAGACCAAGTTCTAATTTTCTTTTAAGTAACAATCTCTCAGCTAACTCAATCTGTTCATTAGATTCTAAGTGATTGTAAATCTGTTCTAGGTTTTCGAAGATTGTCATATTTTTCTAGTTCCCTGTTTTCTGCCTGTAGTCTGATACTTCAAAGCTCTACCTTTTGCTTTTGATTTAGCTTTACGCCTTTGGTGTCTGTTCATATCAACTTCCTAACTTGTAATCTTTAGGCAGGTTAAATTCTTTTATGATTCTCTGCCTAATAGATTCTTTGTTAGCTACCCACCACTTGTGGCTTTTCATTTGTTCTTCTAAGTGTTTCATTCTTTATCTCCTTTATCCTAACGGTGTCCAAGTTAGTACAACTCGAAATCTATTCCGTCTTGAATATATTTCTTTGCGTCTAACTCAATCGTAATATCTTCTAGTAAATTAGATTCTTTTAGAAGGATTCTTAAACCACTAAGTGTCTTAAGAGCGTCTCCTAAATTATTAGTAACTTCATTACTACCTATTACAACTTTGAACTTACCTGTAAATTCATAAGTATCTCTTACTGTTTCTTCTAGTTTCATATCAACTCCTTTTTCATAAATAATCAACTTAGGTGGATTGTAATTTACGATTTTATTGTTGTCAATCTTCTATTATAAAAATCTAAGATTTGACAAGTAGGAGAGTTTCTGCTATCATAGATTATGAATAAAAAATATAAGAGGAGTTGAATATGAAAAGAAATAGGTATCTTGAATCATTAGACAAAATTACTTTTGATACTGATGATATTAATACAACAAATGATGATGAATGCACTTGTA